AAAAAAAAAAAAAATTTTTTTTGTTTTCTTTCGAAAAGTGCTTGTCTTTTGTAATGGTTTCACAGATTAAATTACTTGTGTAAGTCTGAAATTTAGTCGGTATTAATCTAGTAGCTGAGGCGAAGGAAGGTTTCTATTCGACTTTAAAGTACGCTTTGAGTAAGACTATTATAAAAGCTCGCTTCTTTTCAACAGAAAGCTCCCTTGGAAAAGGAGTACTCTGTATAAAGATTTCCAATCCCCCCCTTTAATCTTCAACTATGGCTACAACTAAACAAATAAACGAAGTGACAGGTTCTCTCAAAATGGACGAGATAAACAAAATCGAAGTTTGTCCAACTTCGCACGCCCTCCAGAAAACTCCATTTTCGTGTTCTTTTGATAGATATAACAAAGCTAATTCTATAGTTTTGCATTTTTTTCAACCGTTTACTGTTCACGTTATATTTTCTTTGCACGACTTAATCAAATATCAACCGAATGATATTCCTGTGATTCCAAGCAACAAAGTATCCTTGCTCTTCGACAATGATTATTGCTTCTGTGGTATAAAGATTAGAAATATTCGCTACAAAATGCATTCGAAAAATTATTCGTCTTTCTTTAATTTTAACGATTTTATTTTTTCTCTTACTCTTGTAAAAGAGTCGACTGCAGAATGTCGTTTAGAGGTAGTAGCTACTCATGTTCGTCGTTATCACGCTTTAGGATGGGATATTAGAGGTACTACTGCCAGAATATCTCAATCGGACGGGAAAAAGTTTAAAGAATTCTTGGATTGTATGTTTCCTAATGAACCAAATCTACTAGACTCAGTTATCAGCACCCAACAAGATATGCTAACTTTAGCTAGTAAGAACACTTATCAATCGGGAGTCTCTCTAGGAATTCTTCAGAATTGTATTTATAGTACGATAAAACCTCCAATAGAGAAAGCGACTGAAGAAATATTGAGTACAACTATAGATAAGACTTTTCTTAAATTTGATAGTTTTATCGATATAGCACTGATATTTGGAGGTGTAACCGGCCTTTCGGAATTTCTTTATGGTGTCTATATCGATGACCACAATTACATTCGAGATGGTTCGTTAAAACTAGGAGTTCTAGGTGTCTTTGCTCTTATAAAAAATAAGTGGAAATGGCAGTCAGGTTTCGTGCTTGATGATATAGATCGTTTTTTTAAGGAGAGCGTCTTAGATGTTTTCAGTCAACTTTTTAAAATGGAGCATCTTAATAAGACAAAAAAATATTTGGATTTATTAGTTTCTTTTGATAAAGCTAGCGTAACTCTTCATAAGATAGCTATATGGATTGTTACTAACGTTAATAAATTGGCTCAGTACCTATTTGACACTGAAGTTGTTCCTGTGTCTTTCCTCGCTAATACAATATCCCATGGTCAAATTCGAACTTATTTAAAGAAATGCTCGACATTTGTAGAAGATGTCGATAAAGGTTCATTGATTCCATCTGTTGATTTGTACAATTCTTGTGAGCTTCTGGTCGAAGAAGGTTATGAACTACAAGGTCTATCTGGTCGCGATACTCCAGGTAGGACTTTACTTAATTCACTCTTAGAAAAATTGGATTTAATTAAAAATTCTTTAATTTCTATGAATCCTCAATTAGGTGGAGTTCGCGTCGAACCTGTTGGTATTATGTTACGCGGAGGAGCAGGAAATCTTAAGTCAAAGATGATTTCGCATTTTGTTTGTGCTATGAAACATCGATATGCGAAAATTGGGCAGAAAGATATTTTTGCGTACCATAGGAATCCCACCGCCTCTTATTACGATGGTTATTTAACCGGTACTAAAATAATGGTGATGGATGATTTTGGTCAAAGTGTTGACGTACCTGGATCTATTGACAATGAGTATCTGAATTTAATACATGTTATCAATACTGTTCCGTTAATGTTAAATATGGCAGATCTAAAGAACAAAGGTCGCACGTTTTGCAATGTCGATTTGGTGTTTCTGTCAACGAATGTCGATTCCTTTAAACCTGCTAGTATTATTTCTAAACAAGCATTGGAACGTCGTTTTCATTTAGACTTCACAATGTCTCCTAAGCCGGAATACTGTGTAGATCCCACGGCTGATAGGATGTCTAGGAAATACGATCTAAGCAAAGCTCCGTCTGATATGGATGGAGTTGCTAAGTATGATACTTCCCATTTCGAATTTTATTGTAGAAGAACTTTTCGAGTGTACTCTTTTGATGAAGTCTGCGAACTTATCTGGAATTCTAAGGAACTCCACGAAGAACATTACAAATACGCTAAGGAAGTTGATGCTCGGATTGCTGAGAAAGAAGAATCTGATGAAATAAACATGATTGATCTTGATAGTCCTGAAATAAATTATATAGTTTCTCATTTGAAAGGATGCGATTCTGATATTGCACGGAAAATAGTAGCTGTGAACAAGTCTACTTTTAAGAAGTCGTCAGCTTCCTCCTGGTATTCGAAATTCTCTTCACTATATAGTTCTAGTATAAAGAAATATAGAACTACTTGTGATAATCTTAGTACAGAACTTAAAGATACTATAGTTAAGTTTAGTAGTTCTCTCCCAGAAAATTCGTACAGTCGCCTTTTAGCTGTGTTAGCTGGAGTGATTCCTATAATTTCAATTGTTGGACTCATGGCAGTAAGTAGTTCTAAGAGTGGAAATGATCAACTTGCCAATATTGATCAGAGCTTTCTCATACCTGGAAAAAAGAATGAGCTGAAAGCTCAAGTGAGACCGGTTGTACAACAAATGGGTTTTTCTGAAGATCCAAGCGGATATGAGAGAATAAAGAGCTTATTAAAGAAGAATCAATATACCCTTACTAACGAAGATATCCATTACGGTTTCGTTCTTGGAATTCGAGGTAGGATAGTTCTAATGAATGGTCACTTTAGAGACATTATTCAGAAGATAACTGAGAAAAACAAAGAATATTTGGATGATGCAGACTTAACTTTTACCAAGACCACAGTTACTAAGAGACAATATAAATTTAGTTTTAGACAATTTCTTGCTTGTCCCTGGTCCTCTGTGGGTACGGGCAAAGACGCTATCCTCGTTGAATTACCTGAAGGTTTTGAAGTTAATCGTGATATAATTAGTTTTTTTAAGACTGATGACATGTTACAGAATTCATATAATCAATCGGGTTTAATTTGTAAACTGAGTAAGGATGTTTCTGAATACAATCTTGTCTCAGTCAAAAGCCAACGAGTAGATGGATATGAAGTTAGTGATCATACGCGAAATAACGTCTATATATATCAATATGGTACTAAACAAGGAGATTGTGGTGCTCTTTTAGTTGATTTGAATCCTAGAGTCCAGAAAGAAAAGATTATTGGTATACATTCAGCTGGAGATTGTTCTGTTCAGGGTATGGCTACACCTATTACTCAAAATGAACTTATTTCGGCATTTTCTAACTTTTCAGAGGACTCTAAGATCTGTCCTCAGAGTTCCCCGGGCGACTATCAGATGGGTACTTTCCCTTACGAAGATGTCTTTGTACCAATTCGAAAAGTAGAGAGTATAGCTGTCGCAGGAAGTTCATCTTTTGTCAAGAGTCCTTCTATCTTCCATGGTATGTTTGGAGAACCTACGGAGGTTCCTACGAATTGTAATCCTAATAAGCTTAGATTGAGTCTAATCGGATACAATCAAAATACTTATCCTAAGGTTAATCCGGATTTACTTCGAGAATCTATAGAGGCCGAATCTGACTTTATTTATAGAGTCTCTAATATAGACGGTCCTCGAAGAGTTCTTACTGAAAGTGAGATAGTTTTTGGTGTAGATGAAATCCCTGTTCCGACCTTAAATAGGAAGACCAGCTGTGGTTATCCTTGGGTAAAGAATAGACGTCTTCCCGGAAAACAAGATTGGTTAGGTAAAGAAGTTGATATGAATATCGACAATGACAATTGGAGATCGCTTATGAAGACTATAGAACAACATAAGCTCGCAATGGTAGAACGACGGGAGCGACCTATATTTGCATTTATGATGACTTTAAAAGATGAAGTCCGGAAAATTGGGAAGCCGCCTCGTATTTTCGGGGGTGGTCCAATTGACTGCTTGGTCATGTGTCAGATGTACTTTGGTGCTTTTGTCGGTTGGTACCATGCCAATAAGATCCAGAATGGTTCTACTTTGGGCATAAATCCTTACTCCGGAGATTGGAGCGCACTAGCACAATTCTTGAGAAATGGACACGGTAAAGTTCTTTCAGGAGATTTTAGTGGCTTTGACAAACGCCAAGATCCTTTTATCATTACACAGCTATTATCTATTATAGAACGGTTCTATGTTAATAGTTCTAAAGAAGATAGAATAATTAGAAAGATTCTTTTTATGGATTGTTACAATCCTAATTATTATATTGATGGATGTTTGTACAGCTCACAATCTGGACTACCGAGTGGTCACTTTCTTACTTCTATAGTTAACACTTTGTTCAATCGTGTTCTACAGAGGATGTCATATGCTACCATTTATAATGATCTGAATATGATTCGAAAATTCGATTTAATTCCTTGTGTTTGTAATGGTGACGATTCCTTAGTTAGTGTTTCAGATAAAGAATCTGAAATAATTAATGAGGAGAACTTTTCGAAAGTCATGAAAGATTTCGGAGTGATCTATACATCAGACACAAAAGACGGTACATTTTCCGTGAGAAATCTTCATGAAATTACGTATCTTAAGAGATCCTTTAGATATGATAATATTTTGAAAAGATATGTCGCTCCTTTGAAGTTGTCTCGGTTATTACAATTTCCTGATTGGATGAAAAAAGGAAGTTGTTCCGTAGAGTTCTTTCAACAAAAACTGCATGCTATGATTACGGAACTGAGTTTGCATGAAGAGTCTGTCTTTGAGAAGTATATTTATGATATTCGCAGTAAGTATAAGTTATTTTTCGGGATTGAAATACCTAATACTTCACGAGTATCTTTATTATCGGCATCTTCAAATATGCTGATTCTCCCCTTCGTTTTCCAGTCGGGGAACACTCTTGGAAGAGTTAAAAATTCTCGAGTTGAAGATCTCGTAAACTCTTCATTATCTAAATCTTTTCTTCACACAATGGTTACAATTAATAATGATTTCGATGAAGGTGGAAGTGTGCCCAAACGTCGCATTTATCACCACAGAGTTAACGTTTATCAGATGAATACTAGCGAAGTCAAAGTTGATAACGAACAAGACACAGTTATGGCGAATGCCGAAAGTACTGAAATTACTTCTATTCCCAATTATTTAGGAACATCGAATACTGATGTTGATTTTTTAACTGGGTCTATTAGAACTGATCTTGCTCGTTGGGCTGCCAAGCCATCTATAGTTGCTGCCACCAACTTGACTCTCCTAGATACTCCTACTACGTTCCCTATTTTTGCTTGGGATCATACTCTTAAGGAAGCTATGCTTGCTAATAAGTTTTCAGGAGTTTTTAGTGTAAAAGCCGATTTAGTGTTGACTTTAACGTGCAATGGGAATCCCTTTCAACAAGGTCTTTATGCTTTATATTTTATCTATTCCGGAGGTAATGATGTTGACTCCGCGTTTACTGATCGATGGCATCTACTTCACAGATCTAATAAAACTCACGTGACGCAGTTACCACATTGTAAAATAGATGTAAATCGTACTAGTGAAGTAAAGTTGCGCATTCCTTGGAAGTCTGCTTATAATTCGTGTCTAGTAGGTACATCTATAACAACTATGGGAGCTCCTGGACATTTCGGTTTGTACCCGTTGGTTCCCTTACAAGCTGTTTCAGGTAGCACTACTGTTGGTGTATCTTTGTTCGCCCATTATGAAAACATTGAAGTTGGCGCAGTTACTGTTCCTCAATCTGGTAATATGTCTGGGATGGTTCGCACGAGAAGGAAACCAAGAGATAAAGACATGTACGAGAAAGAAGCTTCAGGATTGAAAATATCTACAGTACTGGATACTGCTGGCCAAGTTACGGAATATATGGCCGGGATACCTTTGCTTTCGGCTATAGCTGCCCCTTCGTCAGTTATCTTAAGAGCAGGAGCGAAGATAGCTTCAGCTTTTGGTTTTTCTAAACCTACTCTCGACGATCCTACAAGGAAAGTAGTAAAGCAATATTTTCCTGGCATGTCAGCTATGAGCGGGGAAGATGTTTGTGAAAGCTTATCAACTACTCGATTGAATCATGTAGGTTTACATCCTGAAATTACCGGTTCCGATTTGGATGAGATGAGCATTGATTTCCTTAAGCAGATCCCTGCTTGGAGATATACTACTAATTGGACTAGTTCTTTTGCGGAAGATGTCACCATACAGACTATTAATATAGATCCAGGAGTTTTCACGTCTACGACAGATTCAGGCGTAACGTTGCGTCATTATGCTCCTGTCGGATATGTCAATAGATTTTTCGATATGTGGAGAGGCTCGATGATTATCAAGATCAAAATTGTATCAACTCCGCTCCACTCGGGTAGACTTTTAGCAGTCTTTCAGCCCGTCAGAGAGGGCGTTAGTAGTATACCGGCTAAGACAGCTGCTAATTCTCAATATTGTTTGAGAACTATTATTGACATTAGAGATAAGACCGATATTATGATTGAAGTTCCCTTCGTATCAGTTACTCCGTGGATAAAAAACGGTAAGTATTCCGGACAACTGTCGTTTGTCGTACTCGATCCATTGGTTCATCCTGCTACTGTTGCTAACAATGTAGATCTGTTTATTGAAATTGCCGGAGGGAAGGATATGCAATTTGCTGCTCCAAGATCATTCCCAGATAGTCCCGTTATTCCAAGCTCGTATCAGTCAGATAATGTTTCGGGAGAAGCTAAAGTCCGTCTTTGGTCTGGGGGAATAGGCAATGCAGTTTGTAATTCTCCTTACCAAGAGGTTTGTTCAGTTACTCAAGGTGAAGCTATCGTTAGTCTTAGACAGATGATTAAGAGATATTATCCATATATTGATAATGAAGTAGGTGGTAACAATACTACTACTTATGCTTTACATCCGTTTTCAAGTTTTATACTTAAATGTAACGGTACCACTCTCATAGGAGGAACATCAAACCCCTGTAAAGATTTATATAGTCATTGTACGGCTATGTATGCTTTTGGTAGGGGATCTGTTAGATATAATGCTATACCGCTTACTCCTTCTATTGATGATGGGTTATTTGTCAGTTTTGATAATATATCCACAGTATCTCCTGAAGTTAATACTTTATTTGCCGGTACGGTAGAGAATTTTGATATATATTGGAATTCTATAAATGGTACTGGTGTAGGTTTCACAAAAATGAGTGATCCGAATCCAGGATATACCGTACCTCAAAACACGGCAACACTTAGTAGGGTTAATATGACTAATTTAATCGATGCCGACACGGGGTTGAAATTTGGATCGGAGGGTTCTGATCTAACTAGGTTAAGATTGCGACAAACAGGGAGTTCACCGACTCAATATGTTATCGCACGGAGTGCTGGTGATGATTGCAGCTTTGCTTGCTTCGTCACAGTACCTCCCTTTGTCATAACCTCGTCGTAGATTCGACGCCCGTCCACTGGGTTAGTGTGGGTTTTTTTTTTTTTATAATTCTTAATGAATTTGCGTAAAGTACCG